GGCAACGTTTCAACCTGCACCACGCCGGCTACTACCGCGTACGCGAAGCTGTACCGGAACTGGGTGCGCAGCTCGTCTGCAACGCTGTGCGAGCCGTTTCTGTTGCATACAAGACCCTGCTGTCCAACAGTCCCAAATACGTAAAGGACAAGAATCTGGAGTTGCCAAAAATCGTCTTTAAAAACGTTGGCATCCATCTGGACGCGCGTACTTTGACATTTTCGAAAGATCGCACCACAGCTACCGTCTTTACAAGCCGGAAGCGCGTCTCGGTGCGCCTCTGCCCCGGAACTTTTCAACAAGACATTTTGTCGAACGGCAAGTGGCGCGAGTGTAATCTGGTCTACAAAAAAGGACGAAAAGGCACCAAGGGAAGCTGGCAGCTGCATATCGCTGTCGAGCGTGATCTCAAATTGCCAAGTTTGAAGAATCTAAAAAAGGAGGAAATTCTCGGAGTTGACGTCGGTGAAAACAACGTGGCAGCCACTTCGGACGGCAGTCTGTTCAAAGCCGGCAAATTGAAAAATGACCGCGATAAGTATTTGAGTCACAGAGCTCGTCTTCAGCGCAACGGTTCGCGTAACGCCAAACGGAAGTTACGCCAAATCTCAGGCCGAGAAAGACGACACGTGGAACACGTCAACCACAATGTCAGCAAGACAATCGTGGAGAAAGCCGCACAAAGCGGCAAGCGGCTGATCGTATTGGAGGATCTCACGCACATTCGCGAGAGAATCAAGACCGGACACAAGGTGCGGGCCAGACTGCACCGATGGCCGTTTCGCGAGCTGCAGCAGATGATTGTCGACAAAGCCTCAAGATTAGGAATGAGGGTAATGTTTGTGGATCCGAGATATACAAGCAAGACGTGTTCGGCGTGCGGTGCGATCGGAAAGAGAAAGAAGCACCGGTTCGAATGTCACTGTGGTTACCGAGCGCACAGCGACCTGAATGCAGGTCGAAATCTGCACGGTCTGGGCTATCTGCTGATGACCCAGGGGCCGGACGTAAACAGGCCTAATGCGACATTACGAATGTGATAGTTGCAAAGCCTGCGACTTTTAGTCGCGGGTTGTTTACTTGAGTGGATTGACAAACGAAAAATACGTCTGATTTTGAGGAGAAATTAAGTTGAAGAAAACGTTTTTGGCGGTTCTTGCATGCTTGGTGGTGTCCCCGGTATTGGCGGCTACTGACGCCGAAGAGCTTGGTCGTTGCATCTATAACAACACGAGTTCCGCGGATAGAGATACGCTCGTGCAGTTCATGTATGTTTCGCTTGGTTCGACCAATGCCGCCAGAAAAGTCCAGTCGATTCCTCAGACCAAGATCAATCAGGTTAACAGCAAGACGAAGGCTCTTGCATCCAAACTGGTGCTCGGTCCTTGTCGCAAGCAGGCTGCGCGTGTTCTGCTGTCTGATCCGAGAAACGGTATGCAGCAGGCTCTTTCCTACACGGTTGAGCGATTGGTGGCAGACAGAATCGCCGAGAGTACATCGGGATGGCTGTCAAGTTTGGGTGGCAGCTCGGAAAACGCAAGTAAAGTGCGAAACGCAATCGAGTTTGGAAGCGCGTTGATGGATGCTTTCAAGAAGTGATACTCCGATTCCTTGGAGCTTTGAACCTATTGAAAAGTCTTCGCAGGACTGTTGTCAAATGTCTCGTGGTATCCGGATGGTTTGACTCCCATGGTGTCCAAAAATTCATGACCACTTCAAGCAGTAAGTGGTCTGCATGTTCTGGCCATAATTGATGGATAAATGCGGTTTTTTCAATGACCGAACCATTCTATCCATCAATTTATCCATCAATTCGCCTCGGATTTGGCCGAACCAGGTAGGGCGGCAAGGAATGAAAAATTGATGTAAGTGACTGAATATAAAGAAAAAACCGAACGATCATGAATCGTCCGGCTTTATCTGCTGGCGGAAGGAGAGTCTGCCGAACGTCCGCACGGCGCGGACGTTTTCGGTTTGCTTGGCATTTTGTATGCCACTTTGTATGCCACTTCGATCAGATGCCACCGATTGCCGGCGTGAAACTTTTTTCGACAATCTGACGCGTTTTTGTCTCGAAGTCAGTAATGATTTTAGCGTCCCAAAAGAATCCGTCGCGGTTTCGACCGGACGGGGCAGGGAACTGGCGGTTGGCGATGCGCCGCGCGAGCGTCGACCTTGAAAAGCCATAGCGTCTCATGATCTCTGCCACTGACATGCGCGCAAAGTCTGTGATCTTCTCAGTCTTCATGCTTTATCTCCTTTGTGTGCGCGAATTCTTTTGATCTCTCGGTCGATCTTCTTTTTGACAGCATTCGCAAGGTCGAAGCGGTCATCCGTCGTCATGTAAATGTCCAGGATCTGCCAGATCAGGATCAGCACGTCGGCAAGCTCCGAATGGAATTCGAAGCGCTTGACCTCCGGCAGAACGTCCGGCTTATCCTCGTGCTTGATGGCCACCATCAACTCGGCCATCTCTTCGATCAGCTTTTCTTTTTGACCGCCGTATGAGTACGCGGTAGCGATCTCATCGATCTTGTGCTGGAGCTCACGGCTTGCGAAAATTGCGTCGATCATCTCGTCCCCCTGAACCGTCTAATCTCTTTTAGCTTCCTATCCATCCACTTCAAGCCTTCGGATGCCTTCTGCGGCATGTCTCCCGAGAGCTCTGTCAAAACCCACAGCTCAGCGACCCTTATCGGGTCTGCATTGAGCGCGACCTGTATCATCGTGCCCGCGATTTCAACGCCGTCACGGATAGCCTTCAGCTCGTCTCCAGTACAGGCATAAGAGCCTGTGCGCAAGGCTCGATCTTTGTAGGTCTTGTAAGCCTCTTGCATCGCCACCCACTCTTGGCCGTAAGTTAGGATGCAGTACTCATGCTCAAGGCCATAGCCGCGGTACATCACGAATGTCCCGAGCAAGATCATCGAGCCGAGGTTGAGCAGATCGTCCTTCGTGAAGCCGCCCGTGTGGAGCCGAAGCTCCACGGCAAGCTCCACGTTGCGGTAGGCGGCCTTGATGTCGTCTACATCCTTTGCGGACATGATGCGCGGCGACTTGCGCCACCGATGCGGGTCGAAAGCCTTGCGCGGCTTTTTAGTCTTCGGCATCTCACTTCACCACAAGATTGAGACGCTTGATGATGCGAGCCCCCGGCACTTCACGTCCGGACTTGATAGCGTCCTCAATCATCTTTTTGCTGACCTTTGGCTTCACCGGGGGCATATAAAAGAACTCGCTGGGGATCGACGGCAAGTCAAAAACCTCGACGCTCTCGGATGGATGCAATCGCATCTGAACCGGAGCGGTCTTGATGCTCTTGATCTCCAGTAGCTCCATCGCATCGACGCATCTACCTTTGATGTGATCGATCAGGTTCTTGACGAACTTCTTGCGGCGTGCGAGCTGACGCTCTTGCTCTTCGAGTTGTGCCACCAAGCCCTCGAAGTTGGCCACGGCACAAGCGCAGTCGATCAGCTTCTCCTGCGTGTCGAGCGCTAAGGCATCGAAGCGGTCGATTCCGATCAGCTCGCCAGTCTCAGGATCCGGCTCGACTTGCATGAGCGCGGCGGCGGTGGCCTGGGTAAGGCTGAAAAGCGAAGGGTTCTTGATCGGGTTCAGGGATTCGGTTACGGCATGCATGATTTTTGTCCATGAAAAAGCCCTCACTCGGAGGGCTCATTTAAAAGATTTTTGATGTGAACGTTCAGGTTTTCTATGAGATATTCAACCTGATGTTTATAGATAACTCGTGGAAAATTTCCGTTTCCTTTGAGGTATAGCAGAGCTACTTTCAGTAAATTGCACTGGCCGCAAATGGCGTAAGCCGTAGCTTTAATTTTGGTTTCGTTCTCGGCGTAATTAAGAAGATTGCAAAAGTACAGGCTCTTGTCGTTATAGGCTGTAACCCAGAAAGAGTCAGTTTCCAAAAACTCCTTAAGCCACCAAACAGCCTTTCGCAAGTCCTCAAGTTCGCTCCCTTTGTAAGGAGCGCGGATGATGTACTCGATGGCGCTGGCGAGCGGGTGCGGAAGGAACTTGGTCAGGTCTTTCGGCTCACACTCGAATCTGAAGCGAGCGTAGTGATCAGGGGAATTCACGTTGTCTGTCATTTTTGCGTCCATAAAAAAGCCGCCCGGGTGGGGCGGCCAGTTGGTGATTACTTACTCATCAGTGCTTTGTATGCTGGCAGTTCCTTGACGGGAAAGCCGAGCTGTTCGAGGTTTCCCTCTAGCAGGATGAGGTTCAAATTTTTGATCGCCTCGGCAAACTGCGCGGCGTATGGAGAGTTCAAGGATTGCATCAGGCACAGGAAGCGCTCGAGGTCAGCGCGGTGCAGATACCTCCAGTAGTACACGAACGCTCTGACGCGCTCGAGGAATGTCTCCGTCACGGTGTAGGTTTTGACCTGCGGCTCGGGCTTTTGCTTGGGCACTTCAGGAACGCGCAGGTTGCACGTGCGAATGAAGTGAACAGCCGCCTCAAAGTCGCGGTCAAGAATGCACGTGTACTTCGGCACACGGAAGCGAGCCTTGAGCGCTTGATACACCGCCTGATACCGAACGGCGTCCTTGTGAACCCTCTTTGCGACCTCCGACTGGATGGCGTACTGGTGTTCAAGCGTCAAGTACGCGGGCGGAATGTGCTCGGCGGCGGGGCAAGGGTGAAGCTGTTGCCTCATCTCATAGAACGCCTTGACAAGTGCGACCTTGAACTTGCGAACTGTCTCGGTGTTCTTGCAGTAGGTCACCAGTAGCGTGGCCTGCTGTTCATTGAGGATAGCAAAAGTCTCAGGGCGACCCCCTTGCGGATTTTCTACTTTCCGCGTTTCAAACGCGAAAACCCCAAACGTTTCAAAATCGGCTTGATAATTGCGGACGAGAGCAAGGATGTTCTTGTGTTGAACTCCTACGCCTTGCGCGATGATTTCGGATGTGGTGAGGGCTTGCCCATTGCGAGCAAAAACGAGCTGAGTAGTCATTGACTATCTCCTATCAGTATTTTGATATGCGCCCCTTTTGAGAGGGCGGCCGGGTGCTCAAAACCGCTGATAGTCGGCGAGATTATTTCCCTTGCGGGTATTGCATTCTCTTCACGCCCGGCCATAAAAATAGCCGCAGACTTTCGGGGCGGATGTCCGCTATCAGCAAGTGTTTTGAGCACTTGTGCGGATTCTACCCGATTCTGTGGCGTTGTTGGTTGGCCACCGCCCGCGCAGTACCCTACGCAGTTGCAGTCTCTCGACGCTTTGCACACATCGCGGGCGGCGGCCGAAGTGGTTACTCGTTAGCTCGGGTCTCTACGACTCGAGCCCAGTGCCAGAGACGCTCCGCGAACTTCGATAGGAAGTCAGGGCTGAGATCGGAACTGGAGCCGTCCGAGGCGGTTGCACTGATGAAGCCATCGTCTTCAGAGATGCGAAGGATGAGATTGAAATCCACGCCGTAAATCTCGAAGGCGAAATCTGTGACCTGAGCGACCATGCCGTCGCCAAGCGGGACGATCTCCGGCGGAGGGTACGGGGCTGGTTTCTTTGAGTTTTTCATGGTGAGTGTTGGCCGCGCACCGGCTGGAAAAGCCCGAGGGGGAACCGGCGGGCGGCCGAAGGTGGTTCATTGATCACGCGATGACGACGTACATCACGGGGTCCCCATTTTCTGGTTTCCAATCTCGAGTTTCGACATACACACCAGAGATATCCGATGATCCAGAAAGCATGTAACCATCGTCGTTGTATTGATATTCAACGTCGATGTCTCCGTGCTTTTCCTTGATCTTTTCGAGTTCTTCGATCAGTTCGGAAATTGTCATTTTTCGGCTCCTTCTGGTTGGTAAGGCTCTGGCAGCTCTGCCCAGGCAAGTACTCTGAACTCTTTTTTGTAGGCGGCGAAGTCTTTCCATGCGTACACAGTACGGACATACGGCTTTGAGTACTCCGCAACTGCGGTAACGAGGTAGCACTCTGCGAACTCGGTCTCGGGCAGAGGCACATCGGGGTACTGATGCCACACGGTTTTGGTCTCGCTCATGACTCACTCCCACGGGCGGAATTTCCAGACACCTAAGATGGGTTTCCGAAAAAGCTGACCGCCAATTTCTAACTCTTGACACCATTTCCCATCCCTGTAAAAAGCTGCGGTGAATCGCGTCCAGCCTTGGGTGCACTGTATTACGCGCATCCAAGTGTTCTCAGGGGGCGTCACTTCGGGGTAGTGGTTCCAGTCATCGGGGTTGTACTCAGGTAGTTCTTCGAGTTCGTCCTTCAAAATGAGAACCGAGAACTGGCTTGCATACCCGAATTTCTTTCCAAAGTTGATTCTGGTCACACCGTCTTCAAAGAAAAACAAATCAACTTTGAGACATTCTGAGAAAGCTCCGCCGCTGATTGCGTCAAGATGCTTTTGCAGCTCTTGGTCTTTGAGTCTGTACTTTGTCATGCATTCCCCATCTTGTTTTTGAGTTGCTCAAAAAGGGCCTTTATGTCGATCTCTCCGGATTGAACGGCTTGGACGTAAAAATAGACCGCCAGACCGACGATCTCCTTCCAGTACTCGTTTTCTTCGCCAGGCCACTCAAGCGCGTGCACAGACAGAAGTCTGAAGATTGATACAGAATCAAGCTGCGGCATCCCTGGCGTGGTGAGCGACCCGATGAAAAACTGCGCGAAACGCTCTTGTCTTTCTTTTGTCCCGTGCTTTACAAATTCTTCTGCAAAGTTCACTTGCGCCCCTCACTTGACGACCTCAATGTCGTCGGCTGAAAAAAGGATTTGAAACTGCTGCTGGTAGTCGCCAGCAGGCGACTGCTTGAACATCCCGAAGGTCACGTAAAAGGCGGGCACGTCGCTGAGGTATCCGCCATCTCCTCGCAGCTGTCTTTGCACGTCCGGCTGGTTCAAAGTCCAGTCGAGCTTGCGTGAAAAATCGTTGTCCGTGAGCCTGTCGAGCGTTTTTTGCAGGTGCTGATTTTTGAGTCTGTAGCGCATCGGTCTACCCCAGTAGGTCGATCCAAAACCTGAAGCTCGCGCCGATGATGCCAGTCGCGATGATCATCAAAAAAGCCACGAATCCGAGCGCAGCCAAAATTTCGATTAAGTCTTTCATGTGAAAAAGGCCGCTCAGTGGCGGCCTATACGTAGAGTTTCAGGGCTGGGACGGTATCAAAAAGGAGGATCGTAGTTCGGTACTTCCTGCCCGTATCCTGGCGGGACTTCCGGCTGTGAACCGTTCTGCGGTGCGGCATGGAAAGCCTTGTAGTCATCCGTCTCTCGGTCTTTCAATCCTTTGAGCTTCTGCTCCAGCTTGACTGGAGTTTCGACGCCGTTGATGATTTCGCTGGCCGTCTTGCGTGTGGACGGATCGAAGAAGCCGCTGATGCTCATATCGAACTTTTCGCGTCCTTGATAGATGTCATTGACGCGCTGAAGGAGCACGCCGACCTGCTTCTTTTCAAGAACAGGGATTCGATAACCCTGCTCGGTCGTGTGATCTCGGCGGTAAACCGTGGCGGCCTGAGTCTTGATCTCATCGATGCCGAGGATGGTCATCAAGGCGTGAAGCATCCCCATGCCAAAAGCTTCATCTCCACTGGCTTTCGTGAGCACGAGACGGGTTGTGCAAAGTGCACTTGTTCGCACGTCCTTGAGCGTGAACTCGATCAGGCTTGCGCCGCTTGCAGTTTGCTTTGCTGCGGCCTGACCGATCCAGACTACGTACTCGCCAGTTTGCGTGATGAAGGAGCCGCCGTCGGCCTTTCGTGCTTTGTCTGTGTCTCTTTTGATGCTGTCAAACATTTTTCAAGTTCCTTAATATGGGATGTCTTCGATAGGGATGTTGTCGAATCTGTTGCGAGCGCTGCTGGGGTTCGGAGGTGTGCGCTTTGGTGTTGGTTGCCCGGGTGCACCTGATGCGTTGCCGTCATCGTCATCATCAGCGGCAATGCCAAGGAAAGACGACAGCGAGTAGCGGCAGGCGTACGTGCGAGCGGAGCCAAAAGCCTGCGCGGCGTTGATCTTCCCGTTTGCTCCGGACGGCATGAAGAGCTCGGAACTCTCAAGCGTCTGCCCGCTTTCGTGCGCGAGAATCGTGCGGACGGTTACGCCTCCCTGGACGCTTCGCACGTCCTGGTACAGGAAGATGCCATTGGCATTTAGTGCCGGGCGAACAGCTTCGAGGATGCTCGTCAGGTCAGCGTACTTGCCGTAATTGGCCTGCTTGTTCTTTTGAACTGCTTTGAAGGCGGCCTGAGCCTTAGCAAGGGCAGCGAAGAGCTTTGCGCGGTCTGCCGGGTTTGGTGCTTGGATCGTCACAGCCGGAGCGGTGACTTCGATGTCGTTTGTCATAGAAATTCTGCGCGGAAACCCCTGCATTTATGCAGGGGATGAAGCGCCCATCAGAGTTAAACATTGGGTGGCGGATACCCTCAGGTTCCGCCCGCAGCCCGAAGGCTGGTAATAATCCTTCGCCAATGTTGGAAGGGGTTTACCTGTTCGCGGCACCGCTCCTACCTCTCAGAGCTTTTAACCGCGAACCGCAGAGCGCGGGACTAGGATTGACATCCCGCGGTGCCTATGCATTCCCAACCAACGTAGTCCGCCTTTTGGGCGGCCTGAGGCTAGTCAACTAAGGCTTTTATCAAGCCTCGCTTTTCAGCGGGGTGGTTGACGTGGTATCCTTTGAGCGTTCATCAAAGAACGCCCTTTTTTTATAGGTTTTCAGAAAGGGATCGGGCCGTTGGAGTCGTCAGCTCCTTCGGCCTTTTTCGTGTCCGATTCCTCGTCGCTCTTGGCGTACAAAGCCTCAAGCCTTGAGTCAAGATAGTCGATGTACTCGACCGTCTCTTCGCGTGTCAGTTCATCCATGACAGCCTCCAAAAGACCAGTGCGACTGCACCAGTGACGGCCAGTGAGCTGATCGCAAGCAGCGACCAGTGCTTCTTGCAGAAGTCAATCCGCGCTCGCCAGATGCGCTTGCGATACGCATCTCTGCAAGCCTTGTGGACTTCCGCATCAAACCAGATGCTCTTGCCCATAGGGTTCTCCTTGTGTGGTTGAACGGTTTTGTCTGAGTCCGCCGGTGAAACGATCTCATTGCACAGTAGGACTGGAAGCAGACTCAGACAGAAGCGCTCAACCCTTTTGACTGCGGCCTGCTTGCCCCCAATGACCACAAGGAGACGGGCAAGCGAGGAACGAGGCCGCAGTCAGAAGGACTGTGCCTTCTGTATGGATTAGTAGGTGGGAAGGATCGCGATCAGGTAGAGACAAGCTAGGAAGGTTGTGATGGCCACGGCGATGGAGATCGGGCTATCGCCGTGCTTGTCGATCTGAGTGAGGCGGTCAAGCAACTTGCGCATCTTGATGCTCCTTTACTTCGGCTAGGAACTCGCTGGCGCGTTCGATGAATGCTTGAATTTGCGAGCGATCAGTATCAAAGCGAAGCATCCAGCCCTTTTGTCTGATCGTCAGCCTGTCGCCCTCGTCCCACTCAAGCAACCTGTAAGTAGGCTTTTTAGGACTGATCAGCAAACTCATATCCAAGGCCTTCACGTCGCAGATGAAGTCGTCCAGATCAATGTCTTGCAAAAAGGTTTTGTACTGGCCAAAACCGCCGACGTCGATGTCAACCTTCTTTCCGTCGCGGCAGTTCAGGATCAGATCCGTGCCTTTTTCAATCTCGACCTTGTAGCCTTCAACCGGCTTGAACCTTTTGGCTTGTGTCATGCCGATGCCTCCGTAAAGTCGTACTTGTCTTCGAACCACTCCCAGAGCTTTACCGAGCCGTCCCAGTCGAGGTCGAACTCTTCGGTAGCGACCATGTCAACGATTTCGGCGGCCGTGTCAGCATCAACCTCGTCGAAGATGCCTTCTTCGACCATCTGAGTGAGCTTCCTTTGAGCGTCCCAGAAAGGGTCTGGACGAGCGAATAGGTCGTCGTCATCAGGCTTCATGTAGAAGCCCGGTCGATAGGTGATAAAGCACATAGCTGGTATGTCCGTGAGATGATTAGAGGGTCGGGAAGTGTCTAAAAACCGACGTTCCCTAACCAACTCACGGAGGTAACTTGTATGAGTGAAGAAAAACTTGATGTCGTCCTGTTGCAGACGATGGTTCAGGCAGGAGCGATCAAGCTCGTTCCTGTCCCGGTGTTTGCATCTGCAAACGCTTCCAATTTCTCGGAGCAAGTGCAGAGGAATGTGAAGACGTTGCAGGCCGCTCTGAATGTCATTCAGAAGAGCCTTCAGGCTGAAGGAAAGAAGGTTTAAAGTCTTCTTCCAACTGTGCGGCCTCTCTTATCTCTTCGGCAAGAATGGCCGCATAGTGTTCGACTCTTTTGACTCGCTTAACAGCGTCCTTGTAGTAAAGGTCTGTCAGACCGTTCATGTTGACTTGGATTAGAGCGATCAACTCCTCGACCGTTAGCTTTCCCATAGTGTTCTCCATTGAAAAAGACCCACAGAAACCAGTTCCGAAGAACTGGCTTCGATTGGCCTTTTTGCCGGAGAAGAGCAGAGGTGATTCACTCCGCCATGTAGCCCACACTCGGGCATCTAAACCGGTTGCGCGTGTTGACTGTGCGCTTGCTTGGGCCGTTTGGTCAGGTCGTCATCCCCACTCAGGCACCACGGGACTTGCACCCGCTTTGCACGCGCCTTCTGTGACGCTTGCTTTCAAGCTAGGCAATTCGCGCAAGCGTTAATTGCTTTTGCTTGTAAAGCGATACTAGCACTAGCAAAAAATAATTGCAAGCGTCACTTGCTTTTCCGGTTGTCAAAAGCAATAAAAAAGCCGCCCGAAGGCGGCTATTAATCGCGATCTGTTGCGCAATATCAAAGTCTCATGCCGTTGAAGACATAGACCACTCGTCCGATGATTACCGTGCGCTCGGAATCGTGCGGCTCGATGATAAAGGGGTCGTATCGAGGATTGTCAGAAATCACCTTGATGCTTCCATCTGGGCGTCTTTGAACACGCTTGACAAAAAGAGAGCCGGCGATGGTGAAGCAGTAGATGCCATCTGAGAGCAGAAGGCTTTGGTTGCGATCAATCAAAGCAAACGAGCTGCGGGAAATGGTTGGCTCCATTGAATCGCCAATCGTATTGATGATGTCAAGCTTTGAAAGGGATGTGACTCCGCAGAGTTGGCGTAGGAACGGCTTGAAAAAATCCACACCACCGACAATTTTTGCGTTTTCTTCACCAAGGGCTTCGATCTCGCCAGCGCAGGCTCCGGACACATCGAGCACATTAACGCGAATGTATTCGTCGCTGGGAAGTGGCGCTTCTATGTCTGTAATGAATTGGACATCGGTTGCTTTTTCCGAGCCTGTCAGATAGCCGACCGTAACGCCAAGAAAAGTTGCAAGCGCATTGAGGCGTTCCATGGACGGCGGAAAGCCTTGGCACCAACGTTGCACGGCTTGTCGCGACACTCCAAGGTGGTCGGCGACCTGTTGCTGAGTCAAGCCTTTGGCTTGCATTGCTTCGCGGATGTTGTTCATTTTTTCCTCCTTACGACGACAGTTTGCAAGAAAAAATTGCATGTCGCTACGCAAGTGTAGCTTGCTAGTCTTGTTTGTACGTGCTACTATGACTTGCCAAAAGGAGGATTCAATGACAACTATCCAGACAAATACCGCTTGTCGCGACCGCGTGAATGCAGTCGCTGTCGCCATCGAGGCGGCGGGCGGTCGTCGCCAGTTGGCCGAACAGCTCAATGTTTCGCGCCAGGCAGTCGAGTCTTGGCTTGCCGCCGGTGCAGTTCCGCCAAAGCGCGTTCCTGATGTGGCCCGAGTTACAGGCCTTCCCAAAAAAGTGCTCAACCCAATTTTTAGGGACTGAGCGAGAGGTGCTGTATGGCTTTCGGAAATCTGACTGATCAGCTTGCGATTTTGAGACGGCAAGACCTGACTCCGACCGAAAAGTTCGTGGCCGTGGTCGCTTTGTCGTTCCGAAATGCCGAAAGCGGAAGATGCAACCCCCCGATCGTTTCGGACGACGCCGAAAAGGAAACGTTGTGCTCACGATCTGGCTACACCAAGCAATGCATCACGAAAACGCTTGCTTCGCTTGAGGCAAAGGGTGTTCTCGCACTTAAAAAGGCCATTGCGAGGCCTTCAGAAATCACGTTTACGGTAAACGACGTTTACGGTAAACAAGAATTACCGTCAACCACGATTACGGCTACGGTAAACGACGTTTACGGTAAGGGTAAACGACGTTTACCCATAACAGATAAAGAACAGATAAAGAACAGACAAGTTCTTATCGGTGATTTTCACCCCCGTGTAGAAGTGCAGGAACCTGCACATGTGAAAGAAACTGCACATGTGCAGGAAACTACATCCAGATGTGCAGGATCATGCACCGCAGACGTGCAGGAACCTGCACATAGAAGAGAACATATAAAAGAACAAGAAGAGAACATATCTTCTTCGTCAATTTCGGATCTCGAACCACTCACGCTTACAAACGACGAGACGCCTGCGGCCTGCACGCGCAAGAAAGCCCCAGCAGTGCCGTTCGCCCAAATTGTCGAGATCTACAACGCAAAGCTGGGCAACGACCTCGGGATCTGCCGAAAGCTATCAGAGACACGCAAGTCAGTCCTTCGCCAACGCTGGAAGGACGTGGGCGAGATCGTTGAAAGCTCAGACCCTAAAGAAATCCTTTCGGGCTTTGGCTGCTACTACGACAAGATCGCCCGCTCTAGCTTCCTCATGGGTCGCGCTACGAATTTCAAAGCCACCTTTGACTGGATTCACAAGTCCGAAAACTTCATAAAAACCTACGAAGGAAATTACGAAAATGGCCGATACCGCAACTAAGAAATTCGCGGACAAGCCGCAGGAGCAAACGGTACAACCTCAAGGTCGCTATATGAGACAGCGCTGCTTTGCCGAAGGGTGCTACTGCTACGCTGTCTTCATGACAGACCCAGTCAATGGCAGAGGGCTCTGCGGCTATCACTCCGCCGCCGAAGATGCCAACACGTGGCCGAAGATTTCCAACCTTCTTCGACGTGCGAAGGCCATCGACATGGTGCGAGCACTTCATGCGCTCGACATGTCCAAGCACCTCGGATTTAAGCAATGCGAGGGTTTGATAGCCAAAGTTCAAGACTGCGGTCTGGCAGTTGGTATGTCTCGGGACGACCTCCAACTTCAGCAGCGCGAAGGCTGGAGAAATGGTCAAAAGTGCATCGAGACCGAAATGCCGGCGGCTTTCTACTACCGCGTCAGCATGGCTTTTGAGAGCTACATCGTCCAGTGCGCGAAGCCGGACGGCTACAAGGGATACACATCGCACTACGAGCACGGCATGAAGCACATCTCTGAAGCCTTCGCATATCTGGAAGGTCGCAAGATGCCGGCACACATTCGGCCATCCGAATCTTAAGAACCTGGTTTTTGTTGAATGTCCAGAAGAGCTTTTGCAAGGGTTCTGACATGTTTTTGAAGCATCCGAACTTCGTCTTCCAGACGCTCAATTCGTTTTTCAGATGAAAGGTTTTCTCTTTCAGATATGTCGAGTATGTCTTCAGCGTATTCGATTGGGTTATGGAATTCCGCCCACTTGTTTTCAGCAATTTCTTTTACGGTTGGCATTTTTATGTCCTTTAAAAAATCAACATGAAAAGGCAAGTTTAGAAAATTTTTTTCAAGACAGACCCCGTGGCAATCGGCGATGGAGGTGTGAGCATGAGCGTTGAATTGTTGAATCAAATCACATTACTGGCGCTTTCTGTCGCCATCCTTGTTCAGGTGCTCACTTTGAGAGTCGTACTCAAAAAGATCGACTTGGTGCTGGAGCTTTTTGCGAACGCATGCAACTCAGTCAAGGAGGTTGCTGATGAGCGAATGGGTTGAAAGTATTTCCATTCTGATTCTTGGCGTTACTCAGTTGATTTTGGCTTTGCACAACATCACCATCGGAAAAATCCAGAGTTTCCAAGACAAAAGAAACCAGATGCGCTTTGAGGAGCTGGAGCGCCGACTGGATGCTTTGAGTTCGAAGACTGCGCGAAATCCGGTAATTGAAGAGCACGGAAACACAAACCCCAAATCAACGCTTGAGTCGAAGGAAGAAGGAAATTGATCGATAACGCCTTGAACCTTTTCATGGCACTTACCGATTGAAAAGCCGATAGGCCGTAGTTTTGAAAATCTGGTTTTGATGGATGTGTTGCCGCAAGCGACGTAAAGCAAAAGGTGTTCGCCTCGCCGTTTGGTGGTGAAGGTGGGGATCGAGATCTTGCTGGCTATGTCAATGCTCGAACAAGTTCCTCCGATGATCGCGAAGATCGACCCGATCAGCATTACTACATCAAAACCTGACATTTTGGCCTCCGTGGGCGTGGTTGGTTGTTGGCGCTCTCAATCATCTCACGGAGGCACCGAATCGAGGAAGTATGAAAAAAGTCTTTTTGTTTTGTCTGACCATTTCGGTCGCAATCTTGATCGGCGTGCTGACAAATGTGGCCGCTATCAAGCTGCTTCAGATGGCTGTCGATCTAAGCGTGTATGGCAAGGCTTTCGTCATGCTTGCCGTGAGCTCAGCCTATGCGATTCTTGGGATGAATCTTTTGATGAAGGAGTGATGTTCTGATGAGCCGAAGGTTTTTCAAAGCTCTGGCCTTTGCCATCGGCACCGAAGCCATGCTCTTGGGAGTGCTCACAGTTTTAGAGCACGCACCGTCAAGCTGGATGCGAGCTCTTGAGGCTTTTTTGTACTTAGTTGCTTCAATCGGCGCGCTCACATGGTGCTTCTACGAATACTTTGGAGACAAGAAATGAACTACGAGATCGAACTTACTGAGGATGACCTGCTGACGATCATCAGTCTTTTAGAAAACTCCGGGAGCGACTCTCTTGCGGTCAAGGTGCGAGATCAAATGTATGAACAACGCCGCCGGATGCTCGTCGACAAGATCAAGCGTGAAGCAACGCCCATGACCGATAAGAATGTCGTGGACTACTTCCACGGAAATATCGGAGGCGAGTGATGAAAAAAGATCGGCTCAGACTAATCGAGGAAGAAGGCTACAGAGCTGCGCGCGCAGGTGAGTCAAAGTCGATGCACCTCTATCACACAAGAGATGAGCGCATGGCTTTTGAGGCTGGATATTACAAGGGAACGATCGAGATCAACAGGGAACGAGAGGCGAGAAGGGAATGTACACAGCAAAAGCAGGACTCTACGCAAAAGGGCGTTTAAAGACCGGCGAGATGAACCGAACCGAGGCCGCATACCGCGATCACTTGGAAGCCGAGAAGAGATCCGGGCGCATCCTTGCATTTTGGTTCGAGCACATCAAGCTCAAGATCGCTGACAACGCATGTGGCTACACGCCTGACTTCATGGTGATGCGTGCTGACGGCGTGATCGAGCTGCACGAGGTCAAGGGCAGTCTGCGCATTTTCCAAGAAGATGCAAAGGTCAAAGCGAAGGTCTGCGCGGACATGTATCCGTTCCCTGTCAAGGTCGTTTGGCCGCGCAAAAAGAAAGACGGCGGCGGCTGGGAAGAAATGACGTATTGAGGAGGCGTGATGCTTTCAAAGAGTGATGAGGAAATTTTGACCGACCGCCTCCGCAACTGGGGGCGGTGGGCGGCTGACAACAGGCATCTGACAAGCAGCACGCTTTTATGGCGGATGATGAAGTTGTATGGCGAGAAGGAGGAGGGGGTCCGCCAGTATGTCGAAGAAGAGAAGGAGTTGCCGCCTCCGATTGACATCTATGACGCCGTCATAGTCAACCGCGCTTGGCAATGTCTTCCGGAAAGCCCATTACGGTACAAGACTGCAAAATGGGTTTTGGTCGCGCATTACTGCTATCCGCACATGCCGCAGTCTGTGGCGCTTCGCCAGTTGCGAGTGAACCAGAAGACCTACGATCAGCTTCTGACAATGGCCAAGTACATGATCTTCAATCTGATCGAGAAAGACGCTGCGAAACGTTTTGCTACACGCGAGGCTTGACAAATTGGATTAAAAGGTCATAATTGACCCAAGAAAATTTGATTCCGGGTCGTGCCGCGTTAAGTTGGAGCCTTTTGGCTCCCTTGTCATGCACGGAAGAAACGAAAAGCCCCTGAGTTTGAGAGACTCTGGGGCTTTTTTACGGAACTAGATTGTTCCATTTTTACGGTATAGCTCGATCAGCTCCATTCGCTTTTTAGCGATGTTCTTCTGGATGAAGCCAGGAATTCTGAAAAGATCAATGAAAAGACCTATACAGAGAATGGCAATGCAAACGGCTCCAACACCAATTGCCCAAGTGGCTCCACCAACGATTGCCAAAAGTAGATAGATCACGCCTACAATCGGTTTCCCGAGGTAGAAGTGGTGAACACCGAACCAGCCGAGGAAGAACCAAAGAAAATATGCAAGCATTGTGCTTTTCTTTTCGTTCGCGATTCTGGCTTCGATTAGAGTCAAAACCTCCATTGGAACCGTTGCGGGCTTTTGTTTGATTTGAGGTTCGGCAGGTGCTGCTACCTGCATGGGAGCTTGTGCCGGTTCTTGTGCGGCTTGATTTGTCTCAGTCATTTTTTTAGTCCTAAAAAGAGCACTGCGTGAGGTGGAAGTTGCGCAGTGCTCTTTCCATTTTAGCCACGCCTTATGCCCAGTGAAAAGAAAATCGGCCGCCCGTCGAAGTACTCTGACGCACTGGCGCAAAAGATCTGCGACCTTCTGGAAGAGGGCTACTCCATGCGGCAGATCGCAAAGATGCCAGATATGCCGTCAACGCGAACCATGTTGAAGTGGAAAGATGACCATCCGGACTTTCTTCTACGATCCGCGCGTGCGAGAGAGAGCTCAGCCGAAAAGTTCGACGATGAGCGCATTGAAAAAGCAAAGTGGCTCATGGAGCAAGTTGAGATCGCTGCACGCACAGGGGAGAGCATCCCAAAAGGAATCGTTGACGGAACAAGGGCCGTGATGCAGGAGCTAGCCAGAAGCGCCGCCCTTCGAGACGATTCACGCTTTGGCGATCGAAAGACCGTGAAGGTTGACGCGAAGAGTGACGGTGCCGGCATGGCTGATGTGTACGCGAAGATCGCGGAGGCGATTAAGGATGTCAAAGAAGACTGATCCATTTGCCGAGCTCTGGCGGCCACACCGTTTCAAAGTCTTTTACGGAGGCCGCGGGTCCGGTAAGTCTTGGGCTGTAGCACAGGCGCTTGTCGTGATGAGCGATCTGACAAAGATCAGAGTCCTGTGCTGCCGCGAGATCCAGAACTCGATCAGAGATTCGAGCTACCAAGTCTTGAGAGATACGGCAGAACGTCTCGGTATTGACGGACGCTTTGACTTTCTTGAGGCCGAGATCCGACACAAGGCCACAGGGTCCAGATTCATCTTCAAAGGTCTTTTCCACAACTCACAGAGCATCAAGTCAACCGAAGGCGTTGACGTGTGCTGGGTCGAAGAAGCACAAACGGTATCCGAAGAATCGTGGTCGGTTTTAATCCCCACGATCAGAAAGGCAGGCTCCGAGATATGGATCACATTTAACCCGTTACTCGCAGACGATCCGACCACAAAGCGCTTCATCGAGACGCCGCATCCGGACGCATACGTTCGAAAGGTGAACTACGACGAAAACCCATATTTTCCACCTGAACTTAGAGCTCAGATGGAATGGGACAAAGCACATGACTACGAAGGATATTTGCACATCTGGGAAGGCTACCCGCGCACGATCTCAGACGCTCAAGTCTTCAAAGGACGCTTTACAGTCGAAAGCTTCGACGAAGACCTCTGGCAAAAAGCAGATCGAATCTTTTTTGGCGCGGACTTCGGATTTGCCCGCGACCCTTCGACACTGGTCAGGTGCTTCATCTACGAGCGCCGTCTGTACATCGACTACGAAGCATATGGCACAGGCGTTGAGATCGACGAACTCCCAGCGCTCTACGACTCAGTCCCTGGGGCAAGGAAATGGCCGATCAAGGCAGACGCGGCGCGTCCCGAAACGATCTCCTACCTCAGAAGCCGAGCAGGCTTCCAGATCTCGCCGGCCACCAAGTGGCAAGGCTCGGTCGAAGACGGGGTCGCATACCTGAAGGGTTTCGACAAGATCGTGATCCATCCGCGATGCCAGCACACCGCGGACGAGTTCAAGCTCTACAGCTACAAGGTGGACAAGGTCACTAACGAGGTGCTTCCGGTCATCGTGGACAAGCACAACCACATCATCGACGCCATCCGCTATAGCCTCGATGGCTACATCACTCAAGCGGGCTTGGATGAATGGGCGGCTCTTGGTCGCCAGCAAACGCCTCTTTTTGGAGCATTTTGATGAGCAAAATCAGCAGACGCCGTAGTCGCGCTCCGAAGGGGGTGCGCCTCGGTGACTCTTACAACTTTGGCGGCTTCGGTGGATACAGCGGCGGATACACGAACCCGCTGTTGCGCATCGGCATGGCATCGACTGCGCAGGCTGGTCAGTACAAGCCAGGCTTCAAAACCTTTGACCGCACCGCTCTTGAGTATGCCTATCAAACCTCATGGATCTGCGGCCTTGCGGTTGACGTGGTGGCAGAAGACATGACGCGCGAAGGCATCGACATCCAGGAGGCCGATCCTCAGGTGATCGATCTGATCGAAGCCGCGATGGACAACTTCCGCATCTGGGACTCGATATCGGATGCCATCAAGTGGAGCCGGCTCTACGGCGGCGCTTTGGCTGTCCTGCTTGTCGATGGCGACGATATGGAAAAGCCGCTCGACATCGATCACATTCCGAGAGGCACTTTCAAAGGCTTGATGGTGCTCGATCGCTGGCAGGTCACGCCGTCGCTGTCCGAGCTTGTCGACGAGATGGGGGCGAACTTCGGAATGCCGAAGTACTACACGGTCACAAGTGACGCTCAGATCGTTCTGAAAGGACGCATCCACCACTCTCGTGTGGTGCGCTTTGAAGGCCGCAAGCTTCCGTACTACTTGCGATCTGCCTACCAGACGTGGGGCGCAAGCGTGCTCGAACCGCTTTTCGACCGTATCGAATACTTTGACATGGTCAGCAAAGGCGCGGCACAGCTCGTGAGCAAGACCTACCTTCGGTACTACAAGGTCAAGAACCTGCGTCAGATCATGACGAACCCAGTGATGGCCGAAGGCTTCCTGAAGCAGATGGATCAAGTCCGCTTCTTCCAGTCAACCGAAGGCATGACGCTCGGCGATGCTGAAGACGACTTCCAGACCTTCAGCTACACATTCACGGGTCTTCCGGAAATCATGTTGCAGTTTGGGCAGCAGATTTCTGGCGCTCTCGGCATCCCGCTTGTGCGCCTCTTCGGTCAGTCGCCTGTCGGCTTCAACTCGACGGGCGAGGCCGATTTGCGGATGTACTACGACAACATCAAGCACGATCAGGACTCAGATTTGCGCCCGGGCCTGAAGCGCATCTTGCGTGCGCTGTACGCATCTGTCATGGGCAAGCCAGCACCGAAGGACTTGAGCTTCGAGTTCAAGACCCTTTGGCAAATGACGAACGAACAGAAAGGGCAAGCGGCAACGGCCTTCACAGGTGCCATCCTGCAAGCCTTCCAAGCCGGTGCGATCTCCGAGCCGATCGCCATGCAAGAGCTCAAGAAGCTTGCCGGCACGGTTGGACTCTTCGGCTCGATCACGGACGAAGACATCGACAAGGCGAAGGCCGAGGATGACCTTCAGCTTCCAGATCTACAGGACTTTTTGAATGGCGAAGGTGAAGGACAACACGTTCCGAGAACCAACCAAAACAGCGTCTCTGGACAAGTGGTATCGAAGCCAGCTGCGCAAAGTCAGCCGCATGGTGGACTTGATCGCTCGTGAGTATTACGACGAGACTGATCCCGAAGGAATGGCCGCTCTCATCCAGGAGCGGCTTTTTTCGTACTCGGACACGATTGATGCATGGGCGACAGCGGTTGCGACGACCATGCTCAAGCGGGCGTCACAGGCCGACTACGACGTGTGGCGCAAGGTCGGGCAGGAGCTGTCCGCTGACGCCAAGCGGATGCTCAAGTCTGATGCTGTAGGTTCGACCTTCGACAAGCTTCAGTCAGAGCAGGTCGAGCTGATCAAGTCAATACCGCGTGATGCCGCGCAAAGGGTTCACGACTGGGCGGCCAAGGGCATGACCGAAGGCGCACGTCCGGACGTGATTGCAAAGAAGATCAGAGACGAGATCGGCGGCGTCACAGAGTCGCACGCGCTTTTGATCGCACGCACTGAGACCGCCAGAGCGCGAAGCAATTTCACGGAAGCCAGAGCAAAGGCAGTCGGATCTACTGGATACATCTGGCACAGCGTTCACGACTCAGGCACACGAGCGCGGCACCGCGAGCTGGACGGCACAGTCCAGCGATGGGACTCGCCTCCAATTACTGATTACGGCAAGGGTGGTGCTCCAATTCGAAGCGCACCCGGCGCGATTTTCAATTGCAGATGCTGGGCCGAACCACTATTCCCGAGAGATTTAAATGCGAAAGAAACGAATTCGTGACGGGCAGGTCTTTACGACCGAGCAGTTAAGCCCGCACAAGGAGCGCACGCCTGAAGGGTATCTGCTCTGCAAGGACGTGCCGATCAGCCGCGTGGGCGATTTCGAGTACACGCCGACCGAAGCCGGCATCCGCGGAAAGGGCGGCAAGGTCATCTTGACCCGAACGCCGGAAGAACTTTTCAGACCAGAGACCATCGCGAGCTTCGAAGGCAAGCCCGTGGTTTTCGGTCACGACCGTTTTGCAGACCCCGCCAACTGGCGAGAGATCACGGTCGGCATTGTGAAAAACGTCCGTCAAGGTGAAGGCTCCGAAAGGGGCCTTTTGCTTGCGGACTTGCTTTTGACTGACAAGAAAGGCATCGACATGGTCGAGAGCGGAAGCCTGCGCGAAGTCTCGTGCGGGTACGACTCGATGACGGTGGACGATGGCGAAGGTCGAGGGCATCAGGAGGGCATCGTGGGGAACCACGTTGCTTTGGTATCCCGCGCCCGTTGCGGGAGTGTTTGTTCAGTGAGAGATGGTTTTATGACTAAAGGAAATCTCAAAACTATGCTCCGGCGCCTTTTCCGCGACGGGGAAGAAGACAAGTTCAACGAGGCTCTTGACGGCCTCGAAGTGAAAGAGTGCGGTGACGAAGGTGAAACGACTCCCCCGCCGGCACCTCAGCCGACTGCCGAGGAAGTGCTCAAAACTCTGGCCGCGCAGGTCGCCGAGCTGGTCAAGCGCGTGGAGGCGATTGAGTCTGCCAAGGTGGCCGATCAGGACGATCAGCCGCCCGCTACGACCGAGCCGGTTGTCGACGAAGAAGCGCAAGTCGTTCCGGACGAAGAAGCCCAGCAGGTCATTGCTGATGCCGAAGAGATCGCTCCGGGCATGCAGAAGCCCGCTTGTGACTCTGCTGACGGCCACTTCACCCGCGGTCTTATCCGCCGTGTTCAGCGCAACGCTTTGAAGATCGCCGGCGTACAGAAGTTTGGCGACACCGCATCGATGACCGGTCAGGTGCTCGACATTGCCTTCAAGGCCGCTGTCGATGCTCACCGCGCAGGCCGCAACCCCACGCCGCGAATTGGCGACGGCGACACTCAGCCGCAGCCTGAATCGCTCAACGAACGTTTCAAGAAATTCTGGAATCAGTAAGGAGGACTTTATGTCTCAGTTCATTGGCACCCGCATGCCTGAAGGTTTTGCGGGCACGCTCACCCGCGGCGAGTTCGACTACACCGCGGAAACCAAGGTCAACGGCGGCCTGACTGCCTACGGTGTTCCGGTCAAGATCGATGCTTCGACTGGCAAGGCCGTTCCTTGCACAGCCACGTCTGACGTGGTGCATGGCTTCACGATGCGCGAAGTCGGCCAGTCCAACCTCACGGGCATCGCTCTGGCACCCGTTGTGTCCATCCTGCGCCGCGGCTATCTGCTTGTTTCCGCTGAAGGCACGCCCGCAGTTGGCGGGCAGGTCTATCTGTCTGCTACCGGCACTCTGACGGCCGACAGCTCCAGCACGACCGCGATCCCTGGTTGCAAGTTCTGCAAGGCACGCGCCGCAGGACTTGTCGAAATCGAATTCAACATCTAAGGAGGCAACATGCCTGTAATGCGATTTGGCGACGCAGATGTCGCTTCCACCGGCGCTTTTCTGATCGGTGAACTTGAACGCTTTGACCCGCAGATCTACGAACCGATTGCGGATTTCACTTGGTCGCGTGATGTCCCCGTCCGCGAAGACGTGACGATCGCTGACGAAGTTTCGTCCTTCATCACGTCCGAGTATGCAGGCGGCACGTCCGGCACCGGCCACGGTACCAAGGCTTGGGCGGCTCAGAAGTCCGGCACCATCCCGAAGATTGATGTCGGCTTTACGAAGACGACCCATCCGATCATTCCGTGGGCGATGGACGTTTCCTACTCCATCATCGAACTTCAGAAGGCCATGCAGGCCGGCCGTCCGATCGATACGCTGAAGCTTGAAGCTATGCGGATGAAGCATCAGCGCGACATCGACGAGCAGGTCTATATCGGCGACACCGAAACCGGCGCAACCGGTCTTTTGAACAACCCGTCGGTTGGCAAAGGAAATATCGGCACTTTTGATCCGGATACGGCTTCTGCTGATGATTTCCTGGACATGATCAACACGGTTCTCAAAGCCTCTTATCAGGCCACCGAGTACAACCGCGTTCCGGACACGATTCTGCTTCCGCCCGACATCATGACGTTCTTGTCTAAGCCTATGGTCGTAGGTGGTACGCCTCTGGCCATGACGGTGGCCGACTGGGTGCGTGACAAGTCTCTGACCTATACGGTCACGGGCAAGGCTTTGACCATGAATCCTTGCCGCTGGCTTCGTCTGAATGGCGGTTTCGGCTTCGACAAAGGCCGCATTGTCGCCTACACGAACGCCCGCGATGTTGTGCGCTTCCCGCTTGTGAAGATGCAGAACACGCCGGTGCAGTTCCGTGGTCTCGACCAGTCCACGATCTACTACGCCGCTCTCGGCCAGGTGGAATTCGTTCGACCTGAAATGGTTTACTACGGCGACATGGCCGACTAAGCCGAAGAGGAGGGGCCATGAGTCACAAGCTCACCTACGAAAGCTTCATCGAAGCTTTTCCGGAGTTTTCGGACGATGTCGCTTGGCCTGTCACGCGAGTGCAGTCCCGCATCGATCTGTCGAACTGCTTTGTGCGCGTGCGTGACGACTTTTGTGATTCCGCCGCGAATCACATTAAAGGTCTGTATGTAGCACATTACCTTGCAGCTCAAGGTCCCTCATCGGAGTCCGGCAAGCTCGTGCAGAGTGCCGGTGGCACCGGCATCGTTTCGAGTAAGAGTGTCGACGGGGCTTCGGTCTCTTTCGACACCTCTACAGGAGCGGAGCAAGGTGCAGGCTTCTGGAACGTGACGGTTTATGGCCGCGAGTACTGGCAGCTCATCCAGATGATGGGGGCCGGAGGTGTGCAGATATGATCAAGACGGTTGTGAGCGTCAAGCGCACGGCCGGAACGCCTTTGAATGACTCCTTGAAGGAGCTGAAGAAGACATCGATCTACGTCGGCATACCTCGCGGTTCTGACGGTGATGTACGCGACGATGGCAGCGGAATCCTGAACTCCGATCTTGGATGGATTCACGAAAAAGGATCTCCTGCCGCAGGCATCCCGCCGCGTCCGTTTTTGGAGCCGGGTGTTGAATCTGTCAAGGACGTTCTTGCCGAATGTATGGGCGATGCCATTACGGCGGCTCTCAAGGGTGACAACTTGAGAATGAACGCAAATTTGGAAGAGGCTTCGCAAAGGGCACTTTCGGCCGTTCAAAACTACATGAACACCGCAGACTTCGAACCTTTGAAGCCTGCAACGCTCAAGTATCGCAATCGATCGCGCGGCACAAAATCCAAGCGCGATGGTGAAGACGAAGGAACGGCTGAAAATCGTCCGCTTATTAACACGCGCTCTTTGATCGGCGCTCTTCTGGCGATGATTCACAAGGATTAAGAGATGGCATTACTGGATGTTTCAGAGGTCATTTCTGACCCGCTATTTACCTCGCCTGTGACGCTGATAGTGCGCGAAGAGTCTGAAGACGAAGACGGCCAGCCAGTCTGGACGGAGACGGACCAGTACGAGGTTCAGGCCGTTGTGACTTCAGACATGAAGACGCTTGAGCGTCTTCCGGAAGAGATCCGAAGAGCCGGATCCATCGTCGTGCGCTTTCTTGTCAAGGACGCTCCGACCTTCCAAGGGCGTGCGCACGATTGTGTCGTATGGCGCGGCAAACGCTTTGCGATCAATGACTGTGCCGATTACACGAAGTTTGGACAGGGTTTCCTGCGTCTGATTTGCTCTCCAGAGGAGGCAACCGATGGCAGTTATTGACTCACGAACTCCAGGTTACATGAAGCCGCTTGAGCAGTCGGCTCTCGATCTTGAGAGCGTGCTCATCGACTTTGTATCTGAGCTGACAGGGCTTCCAAAGAATCGGATCCGATGGGCTTGGAAAGCACGCCCGGGCAAACCGATTTCTTTCGATGACGACTGGTGTGCGATCGGTCTGCAAAAGGTCACTTCGGCCCAGCCTTATCGAAAGGGGAAGAAAGGTGACATCGAGCAGGCGGACTCGGGTGACACGACTCAAGTCACGCATCAGACCCTGACAGTCTCATTCAGTTTCTACGGACCGAACGCTTCCGAGCTTTCGGACCTTTTTCGTGATGCCGCGCAAATGGATCAGAACTTCCGCTATCTGAATGGCAAGGGACTTACCTTGCAGTCTGTGAGCGACGAAGTTCAGCGCATGCCCGACCTTGTCGGCAACCAGTGGCGAGACCGGTACGTCTTAGAGCTGAAGCTCGGGCGTGTCGTGACCCGCCGTTACGGCGTCCGCACGATTGCATCGGCGGGCTTTGAAATCTATACGGAGAAAGGGAAACTATGACGAATTCCACTCTTCCAGTCTCTCGCGTCGTTTCGGTGAGCGTCTCGATGAGTCCGACTGCGGCACGTGGCCGCAACTTCGGCGCGATGCTCATGCTCGGCGCGTCTGACGTGATTGATACGGATGAGCGCATCCGGATCTACTCTTCCATTGATGATATTGCGACGGACTTCGGCGTCGATGCGCCGGAATACAAAGGCGCACAGGCGTTCTTTGCTCAGTCTCCGCAGCCGACGACCTGCTACGTCGGTCGTTGGGCAAAGACGGCCACGAATGGCTTGCTCAAAGGCCGCATCTTGGCTTTGTCCGAACAGCAAATCAGTCTTTTCACATCCATTCAAGACGGCGCTTTTGATGTGACCATCGACGGTTCTGTCGTGAATGTCACGGATGTCGATCTGCAATCTTGCTCGAACCTCAACGCGGTTGCGAGCGCCGTGACTGAAAAGCTTCAGTCCAAGGGCACGTGCCTTTGGATGGGCGATCGTTTTGTCATTCGCTCTGCGACGAGCGGCACCACGTCCTCGGTCTCGACCGTGACGAACACGGGGCTTTCGGCACAGATGGGGCTGGAAGCCAACACCACAATGGTCAACGGTGCGCAGGCCGAATCGCTTGAAGAGGCTGTCAACGTCATTTTGGACTATCCGAGCTGGTACGGCCTTTATCTCTGCGAAGACGCTGAAGATGACGACATCATTGCGGTGGCCAACCTCATCCAGGCCGCCTCTCCGTCCCGCATCATGGCCTTCACGACTGCCGACACGGCAGAACTGGATGCCGCACGCGAAGATACGCTCTGCTCGAAGCTCAAGTCCGCAGGCATCAATCGTGCCATCGCGGTCTACACGTCGAGCGGTCAGGCAGCCGGTGCTTCCGTCCTTGGGCGCATGGCCACGGTGAACTTCAACGGTAGCAATACGACCATTACTTTGAAGTTCAAGCAGCTTCCGGGAGTGCCGTCGGAAAACCTCCGCACTTCGCACGCGGACAGCTTGAAGGACAAGAACGTCAATGTCTTCGCGTCGTATCAGAACGACACGTCGATCTTGCAAGAAGGCATCACGTGCGGCGGTTGGTACATCGACGAGACGCATGGCCTTGACTGGCTTCAGGACGCTGTGCAGACGGCAGTTTGGAATTTGCTCTATACGAGCACCACGAAGATCGGTCAAGACGAAGCAGGCTCTACCGCGCTGGTGTCCTGCATCTCTCGCGTGCTAGATCAGGGCGTTACCAATGGCTTGATCGCTCCGGGCGTTTGGCAAGGCGATGAGTTCGGTGAGCTGTCTCAAGGCGACACGCTTTCCACCGGCTATTACGTCTATATCCAGCCGCTTGCGGAACAGCTTCAGGCTGACCGTGAAGCTCGCAAGGCTCCCGCGATTCAGGTCGCAGTCAAGCTGCGCGGCGCTATCCACTTTGTGGACGTGTCGATCATCGTCAACCGCTAAGGAGGTGCGTAAATGGCAACTTATTCTTTTTTGTCGGTCACGTCTTCCTTCACCGGTCCGACCGGCACCATCGATCTGTCCTATGGCGCTTCGATTGCCAAGGAAGGCATCACGATCACTCCGACGGGTTCCCGCAACACGATGACGGTGGGCGCTGACGGCGAAGTGATGCACTCTCTGAAGGCCGACAAGAGCGGCACTTTGACGGTGCGCTTCTTGAAGACCTCGCCTCAGAACAAGAAGCTGATGGCGGCATATAACGCCCAGCAGTTGAGCGCGTCTTCGTGGGGTAACAATGTCATCACGGTTCGACAGCGAGATTCAGACGACACGATCACCTGTCGCAATGTCTCCTTCCAGAACATGCCGACAATTACGTATGCGGAAGAAGGCGGCCTGATGGAGTGGACTTTCGACTGCGGCAAGATCGACGGAATTCTCGGCGAGTATCCGACAGGTGAATGATCATGGCAGACATGACAATTGGTGATCGCAAGTTCCGATTTGGAAAGCTCAACGCTTTCGATCAGCTCCACGTCGCACGGCGCATTGCTCCTCTGGTGCATAGCGCCGTTTTTGCGGCCGGTCCATTGAACGAGGCTTTGGTCGCCTTTGCAAAGGGTGACGAAAAGACTTCGGACGAGGCTATGGTTCGAGCCTTCATGCAGACGGCTCCTTTCTTGCAGGCGCTTTCACAGCTCCCTGACGAGGATGTGAACTTTGTCATCAAGAAGGCCCTATCCGTGACGATGATCGAACGCGGAGGGCACTTCGTATCCTGTATGCAGGGCGGCGAGATCATGTGCGACGACTTGAGCCTGACCGACCTTTTGGCCGTAACAGTGCAGTGCCTGATGCCTGTTCTCCGCCCTATTTTGAGCGCGAGCGGTTTGTCCGCCGTCGTCTCTGCGCTCAAGGAATAGAGGGCTGGCGATCGCTTCCGGATGGAGAGGATTTTCTCTTACGTCCGGTCGCCGCCGGCATGTGCAAGTTCGAGTCTTTGATCGACGGAACGCTGGACTTGGTCCACGTCCTGACGATGAACGAATATTTGGATAACCGGCTCCACAACGAGGGGCTTTTGAGGAAACGGCATCATGGCACTACTTGAAGGCTTCCTTGTGCGACTTGGTTTCGAGGTCGATCAGGACTCGGCTGCCAAGATGAAGGACACGGCTCGCTCGGCAGGCGAGGCCGTGGCGGGCATCGGTAAGAAGGCTGTTGGCATGGGCTTGGCACTTGGTGCCGCTGTGCTGAAAGCCTCTTCCGATCTTTCCAAGATGTACATGACGGCGTCGCGTTCCGGAACGTCGATCTCAAACATTCGAGCGATGGGATATGCCCTGAGCCAAGTCGGCGGTGACTCGGAACAGGCGATGCAGAGCATCGAAACTCTGCGCACAAAGTTCCGTGACCTACCAGGCTTGGCAAGCGGCTTTTCCTCTGCTTTCAACGTGAACGCGATTGATAAGCAGACGGGCAAGATGCGCGACATGGTGGACATCCTTACCGACCTTGGTAAGCAGTGGCGGAACCTTTCTTCGGCTGCTGTCTCGCAGCAGGCATCTTTCCTTGGCATCGACCCCACCACGGCGGAGCTAATACGCTCTGGTGAGTTCGAGCGCTTCTATGCGCAAGGCAAGGAGATGCAAAAGCAGATGGGCGTCGATTTGGACGATTCCGCCAAGCGCGCGGCGCAGTTTATGAGTGACATCAACTCGATCTGGGAGACTTTCAAAGTCGGGTCGATGGACCTCTTGACATCTGCCGTAGGCGATTGGATGCACAACTTCGCTAAGGACTTGCCGAAGCTGTTCGGTGCCTTCAAGGAAGAGCTGAAAAAGTTCTTTGACACGCTTTTCGGTGAAGGTAATTTCTTCGTCAATGCTTACAAAGCCATTAAAGGCGTTTTTGGAGACGATGACGAGAAAAAGGAAGAGCCTCGCAAGCCTGAGCCAAACAAGGTAAATCAGGAAAAAGAGGTTTTGGATTCGTCTGTCAATGCGGGCGATGACCATGCTGGATATACCGATCAGAACAAAGAACCGACTGCTACTGGACTAGAGACTGGTGACGACTACGGTGGTGCTTACGTATCGAAGTCGAAACGCCGAGCCGAGGTTAAAGAAACCACAAACGAGTTCGGAAGCAAGGGCTACCAGACCGTGCGCTTGACAGGGCGCGGCGAGGCAAAGCCTTTCGACTATCCAGGCTTTGCTCAGCAAGCCGCATCTTCTCCGACCTACGTCGAGTCTCCGGCTCAAGTTGTGACAACGTCCGCGAAAGAAAGCTCACCGACAAGCGTGACGAACGACAACAGGCAGACGGTGGACAACTCGCAGACATCGAAGTCTTCGAGCGTGCAGGTCAATCAGTCGATTGTGATCAACGGCTCTGGTTATTCCTCGGCGGATGCGATTCAGCAGGCCGCCTATGACGGTACGCAGTCTGCTATCCGCGACTCTGCTTCAGTGATCCGATAGGAGGACACATGCCTTCACTACCCTACAGCATCGAGGCTCTGGTCTTTGGCCGAGAGCGCTCGATAGCCGGCATCGTGCCTGACGTCGTGATCTCTGAGACGCATTCGGACGAAGTAGTTGTCACGGAATACCCGGTTGACAGCGGGTCTCCGATGGCCGACCACGCCTATAAAAAGCCGGCTGACTTGACTTTGAGTTTTGGATGGTCTGACAGCTCGACGCTTTTGAACTCGGTTCTGTCCGGATCGATCTTCAAAGGCGTCCGGACGACAAAGGACATTTATGAGAAGTTCCTGGAGCTGATGAATGCCCGCCAGCGTATCGATGTATCGACGGGCAAGCGCAAGTACAAGAACATGCTGATCGTGAGCCTTCGCACGACCTCAACGGTTGAAACTGAAAGCGCGCTGATCCTTGAGATCGGACTGCGTGAAGTGCTCACGACTGAAGCGCAGACTGTGTCGCTTCGGCCTGAAAAGACGGCCAACGCATCGCGCTCGACAGCAGTCACAGATGGTGGATCAAGGAGTGTGACGAATGCCACGGTATGAAATCCCACTATCTGACGGCTGTCAGCGCTTCACGGTGGAACTGGGCGAGCACATTTTGACGCTTGTCCTGATTTACCGATACGCCGACCTGGGCGGTTGGTACTTGGACATCTATGACGATGAGAACGAACTGATGATCGGCGGCATTCCGCTTGTCATTGGGCGCGATCTTTTGGAGCAGTACCAGCACATGGGACTTGGACACTTGACCGCATCGCTCGACGGTGGATCGACTTCGGATCCGACCTACGAAGAGATGGGGTCAACGGTGCATCTCTACTGGGAGCCTGAAGATGGCTGAGAACTGGATCCGATACTTTCGGCTCACGGTTGCGCGCGACCGCACCAATACGCAAGCTCTGGACTTCAGTAGCTACCACGTGACTTTTGAGATCTCCCAAGCGACCGTGGCACAACCTTGCACGGCTCGCATCCGGATCTACAACGTCTCGGACGCAACGCTGGCACAGATCAAAGGTCTTGGCCAGCGCGTGATCGTCGAGGGTGGATACCAGTCTCACCACGGCAAGATCTTCGAGGGCAACCTCGTCTGGAAGATGACGGGGCGCGAATCTCAGACCGAGACTTTTGTGGAGCTGACTGCCACGTCGCAGTGGAAGGCTCACAAGTATGCGGTTGTGAACGTCTCGCTTCCAGCGGGGACGGGCACAAAGGAACAGCTGGACGAAGTTGTCAAGGCTTTCAAGGAGAAAGGCGCAACGTCCGCCAAGCTTCCGGAGATGACAGGCTCACAACTTCCCCGCGGGCAGGCCATTTTCGCAATGGCCCGTGACGTGATGGACGAGGTGTCTGAAACCACGGGCATGCAGTGGGGCTACACGGATACAGGCATCGTGGCAGTCCCGAACGACGGGAGGCTGAAAGACCGTGCCATCGTTATCAATTCGCAGACGGGCATGGAGCTTCGGCCCACGGTCACGATCGGCGGCATTCAAGTCAAGTGCCGATTGAATCCGGATTTGGAGATTGGTCGAACGGTTCAACTGGATAACTCCACGATCCAGCGTGGTGAGTACCAGACTGGCTTTGGGAATACGCAGTCTTTCGGGAACTACACGGCGACCAACCAAATGATTTCAAGCAATGGCCTGTACAAAGTCCTGTCGCGCGTACACACGGGCGACAACTACGGGTCTGACTGGACAACCACCATCAAATGCGAGGGCGTGAATGCGTCGGTGACGCCGGGAATGCTCTCGACTGAAAGCTATACATACATAAGCAATGGCTGAGAAAGTAACCACAAAAGAGCGCGTAGGCAATGAGCGCGTGATGGCGAGATCAATCGCGCAGACCGAGCTCTTGAAGACTTACGTCGCAATGCCGGGCATCGTGCAGAGCTTCGATGCTGAGGCTTTAACTGTTGTCGTCCAGCCCGCTATTCAAGGCAAGCAAGAGCTTGAAGATGGGACGGTGCGGGCCGTGAATCTTCCGCTCTTGCAGGACGTTCCGGTGGTCTTTCCGCATGCAGGCGGTTGCTCGATCACGTTCCCGGTGAAGCAAGGCGATGAGTGCCTGGTGGTCTTTGCAGATCGGTGCATCGATGCGTGGTGGCAGCTCGGTGGCGTACAGCCGCAGTTGTGCGGACGCTATCACAGTCTTTCAGACGGCTTTGCAATTCTCGGCGCTTGGTCTCAGGCCACGAAGATCGGTCAGGTATCGACAGAGCGCATCGAGATCCGAAGCGACGACCGAGAGGCTTACATCTCGATCCATCCGGGCACGCACGACATCGAGCTGACAACGTCCGGAAAGGTTGATGCGACGATAGCCGGGACGCTCACGGCCACCGTGTCGGGTGACGTGACTCTGAAAGCACCGTCAGTCCTGATCGACTCTCCGAAAGTGCACATCACAGGTCAGCTTCAGGTCGATCAGCTCATCACTGGATCAGGTGGCTTCACGGTTTCGGGTGGCAATGGCGTGATCGCTACTGGCGACATCGCTTTGACGGGCTCGATGACATCGACGGGCGACATTTCGGCAGGCGGCATCAGTCTGACTACTCACGTCCACTCAGGCGTTACGCCGGGCGGCGGCAACACGGGAGAACCAGTATGAGGGTTCGGAAATTGGACGCTGACGGCGATATGCAGTTCGGACACGGGAGTCTGGACATATACAAAGACTCTGCCGAAGGCGTCGCACAGTGCGTCATGACACGCCTTGCACTCTGGCAAGAGACGTGGTTTCTCGACGTCGACGAAGGCACGCCGTGGCTTCAGGACGCGCTAGGCAAACGGATGCTCGTCGAGAGTGTTGTCAAGGATCGCATCTTGGGAACAGAAGGCGTCGAGTCGATCGAGGACTTTGAGGCAATTCTGGATCCGGACACGAGGCGCATCACCATCACGGCCACCATCAACACAATTTACGGGTCCACTTCTGTGGAGACATTTTTATGAGCGCAGTTTTTGAAGTCACACAGAACGGGATCACAGCGCCAGCCTTTGACGAAGTACTTGAGTACTACCAAGGCAAGGCGCGTGAGATCTTCGGTAGCGACATCGTCATCACGCCTGACTCACAAGATGGTCAAATGGTTGCGATTGTGGCTCAAGCCTTGGCCGACGTGAACGCCCAGGCGGTCGTGATCTACAGCGCTTTCAACCCATCGACTGCTAAGGGGGTGGCGCTGGATACGGCGGTCAAGACCAACGGTCTTACGCGACACACGGCCACGCACTCGACGGCTGACTTGCGTCTTGTAGGTCAGGCTGGCACGACCATCCGTAACGGCGTGGCTATCGATACGAACGGGAACCGATGGCTGCTTCCGGAGACGGTTGTCATCCCAGTTGCAGGTGAAATTACGATAACTGCTACTGCCGAAAGCGCTGGCGACATCGTGGCCACAGCTGGGGCGATCAATCGCATCGGAACGGCCACGCTTGGATGGCAGACCGTCACGAATCCTTCGGACGCTGTAGTCGGTTCGGCGCAAGAGACCGACGATGAGCTTCGCACACGACAGTCGAAGAGCACATCGCTTCCAAGTATGTCGCTTTGGGAAGGCATCATCGCCGCAGTGCTGGATCTGCCTGGTGTGCGCCGACTTTCCGGCATCTGCAATAACAATGACACGCCGACTTCCGAAGGAGTACCTGGGCACACGATAGCGCTCATTGTTGACGGCGGCGAGGTCGCTGAAATCGCAGAAACGACTTATCTCAAGGGCGGTGAAGGAACCGGCACATACGGTTCTGTCTCTTACCCTCTCATGGACAAGTACGGCTTCCCGCACACGGTGCGATTCTCGCGTCCGACATCTGTGGCCATCAAGGCCAAAGTCACGATCAAGCCAAGCGCCACTTACTTGAGTGACGTAGCTACTGAGATCAAGCAACGCATCGCCGACTACATCAACGGTTTGGCCATCGGCGTGAGCGTGAACCTTCCGCGAGTAATTTCGAGCGCCGTTAAGGATTGTGATACGGGCGTAGATACGCGCTTCGACTTGCAGAGCCTAGAGCTTGCGCGAGGCGACGGAGCACTTGAAGCCAAGTCAATCACCATCGCTTGGAACGAGGCGGCGATGTGTGACGTCGATGATGTGTCGATCGAGGTGCAAGATGCCTGACCGCAATGAGTACACAGATCTAATCGCTGGATACTACGTCGACAAACCGAAGTTTCAGCAGTGGATCTTTGAGCTGACTGAGCCTTTGCGACTCGCAAAAGAGCGCTTGGCCAAGCTTCGGCAGGACTTTGACGTGGACTATGCCGTCGGTCCGCAACTCGATGCCATCGGCGTGCGCGTTGGCGTTTCTCGCAACATCCCGATGGTGCTTCGGGACGTTTACTTTGCGCTCGATGACGTGGATGGTGTGGGCCTCGATCTGGGCGTCTGGAAGGGGCAGTATGACCCTGTCGATGGCACGACCACGCTCGACGATGAGACGTATCGCGCGGTCATCAAGTCGAAGATCTTGCAGAACCACTGGGACGGGACGCGCGAGACGCTTCCGGACTTCTTGTCCGGTGTTCTGGCGCTCTTTGGACAGCCTGCGAAAGTGCTCGATCTTGAAGATCTTCAGACGATGCACGTCGTGCTTCATCTCACCAGATCCGAAACGCCTCCGATTGTCTGGGAACTCTTTACGCGCCGCATCATCGACGTAACGGCTGCGGGCGTGACTCTGGACGTGGTTGACAACGTGCCGTGGTTCGCTTTGGATTACGAAACCGCATCTTTAGGCGGCTTTGATCACGGGCACTGGTTTCCTTTTAAGGAGGTTCTGGAGTGACTTGCGTAGCAAAGTACGATTTTTCGATTCCACAGGGGACGGATCTTTCCGTCCCTTTTCGTCTCAAGGACTCAGAAGGGGTTCCGGTACGTCTTGAAGGTTTCTCTGTCCGCATGCAGTTGAGGCGGTTTGTAACCGCCTCAGACGTGATTGATGACCTTTCAACCGACAACGGTCGTGTGACTTTGGATGATAACGGGGGGGGGTTCTCGCTTTCATTTCCGAACGCTGTCACGGAAAAATTTCCAAGCGGTTATCTCGTCTATGACATCGAGCTCGTAAGCCCTGATGACCTCGTGACTCGAATTGTAGAGGGCAAGATCCGAGTGACTGCGGAGGTGACTCGTGGCGAAGTGTGACACAGAAAGAATCGCGGAAATTGTCGTGGAGTCTCCACGGCCCTACGAAATCATCGTCGAAAAGAAAATCACGCTTCCCATTGTGGAAGTGCAGGTGCCAGGTATCCAAGGTCCAGAAGGGCCACAAGGACCACCTGGTGAAAGCAAACCTTTGGAAATTGATCCCCTAGAAATTTACTTGAAAGCACGAGGAGATATGTATGGCAACTCTTGACGGTCAGATCCAAGCCCTAGCGACTCAGCTTGGAACGGATATAAAGCAAATCATTACCAACCAGGGCGACCTTTCCGCCCTGACGACAACTCAGAAGGCCAGCCTGGTACTGGCTATCAACGAGCTCAAGGCGGAGCTTGGAACGATCGATGCTGATTTGATCGACGACAGTGCGCCGAGTTCGACGAAGACCTACTCGTCCAGCAAGATCGTCAGTGAAATTCAGACCAAATGCCAGGAAGTGAAGGACGCGCTACTTGGCGGTGCCGGTGAGGCTTTCGATACCCTGAAAGAGCTTGCCGACTTGATCGAGCAAAACAAGGATCTGATCGAAAGCTTGCAGACGCTTGCCGGATCTCATGTCCGATACGATGCCGCGCAAGAACTTTCGCCTCAGCAAAAAACTCAAGCGCGATCAAACATCGGCGCGGCAGATGACACCGATTATCAGGCCACGAAAACGGCAGTCGGTACGGTGGCCAATCTTCAGACCACCGAAAAGACGAACCTTGTTGGGGCTGTGAACGAGGTGCTTGGCGTGGCCAATACGGCCAAGACCACGGCAGAAGGTGCGCAGACAAAGGCCTCGCAGGTTGAATCCAATCTGAGTACTTTCAAGACCAATGTCGGTGCTACGGACACTGACTTTGTGGCTATTTACGTGGCCGCTCGAGACGGCACTTCTGAAGGCTAAGGAGGTGCGGAATGGCGACGAATTTAAGTGGTTCCGTCGCCGAATTGGCCAGGCAAATCGCGCTTGATCAGATCACTCAGGACATCGAAAACGAACAGAAATTCGTCAAAAAGAGCGATCAAGGATCAAGCGTAGATCGACTTTTGACTCTTGAGTCGAAGGTGACTGAACTGATCCAAAAGGTATGGGCAGAAGCGCCGATTGCGCCTCTAACGCTCGATACGACTACGACAGATACGGAACAGACAGCTTTTGAAGTGCGGCTTACTGCCCTTGAAGAAAAGGTGGAAGAGCTTCGGTCAAAGACTTGGAAGCAGGAAGCACTAGCTTAAAACCCAGGAAACAATCTTGAGAAGGCACCCATTCGGGTGCCTTTTTTTATTTGGAAAAAGATATGCCTACGAATCAACTTTTGCCTTTTGGCATGGGTGAATCTCCCAACCGAATCCCCTTTGACGATTGGAACGCCTTGCCCGCTCGTCTGACAGGTTTCCAGTCTGGCATCGCATCCAGTCAGCAGTTCAACTACATCTTGGCGCAAGGCGGCATCGCGGGATACATCATCGGCCAGCTCATCGTTGAGCAGATCGCACAAGATGCGACGCTTGAGAATGCTGAAACGCTCTTTGCGAACTTCAAGGCGGCAGTGGCGAAATTTATACCGGGCGCTATTGCTGACAAGTCGATCGTGACGGCTAAGCTTGCTGATCTTGCTGTGACGACTGCCAAGCTTGCGAACCTTGGCGTGACATCAGAAAAGATTGCAGACAATGCCGTCATCACTGCAAAAATCCTCGATTTGGCCATCACCACGGGAAAGATCGCGGCCGGTGCGGTGACCAATGAGAAGATCGCGGCGGGCACGATTGCTTTTGACCGGCTTGCCACAGCGACCATTGCTACAACCGAGCAGGCGCAGCAGGGAACGCTTGACAACGTCTTGATGACGCCTTTGAAGGTTGCTCAGGCCATTGCGACACAGATCCCGCCCGCTGTCCCGACGGGGATGATCGCCTTCTTCGACTTGACAGAAGTGCCAGACGGATGGCTGGTCTGTGACGGATCTGCTGTCAGCCGCACGACGTATGCGAACCTCTTTGCAAAGATCGGTACACGTCATGGAGCAGGGGACGGTAGTACAACTTTCAATCTTCCCGATATGGACGCCCGATTCTTAGAAGGCACGACCGACACGGGGCAAGTCGGTACGAACGTCGAACCTGGGTTACCGAACATCATTGGTAGTTCGGAATTGGATACTACTGTCGACGGGAATA